ATAAGGAACCCCTCAAGACCTTCACGTAATATATTTCCTTGTCGTTTACTGTTGCGATATAGGCACAGGAAATCTCTACGTTTTCCGTAATGACATTGGCGTCCTTGTCATAATAGGTATATTCTACCTTTTCATAGTCAATAAATTCAGAAATATCTTCAGGCATCTTCAATCTCCATTATTAATCTAAATGAGTTTTCTTCCTCTTCTTCTTCCATTTCACCAAGCAGCAATCCTTCTGGAGGGGACTGGAAGTATTTACCGGAAAGTTCAGTAATCCAACTTTCTCCGTCGCAGAAGGGACAGTCTACAACAAGCTTTTGTTCCTCTTCTGATGGCCGAATACGAACAAGCTGCAAAAGAGTCTTGTCGCAGTCAGCACATTTTACCTCTACGTCTTCTAAGTCTTCAATCTTAATCACTGTTTTCTTAGAATCTGCTTTTCCTTCAAGATCAAATTCGTCCATTATTTTTTTCCTTTGCGTATATAATTTGCTTTTTGAGTCTTTGTCATCTTACTTATGTCTGCTTTGGTTGCGTCTCCAGATTTTTGCCACCATTCCTTTTCTGGTTTCATTTTTCCTTCTTTTTGGTGACGACGCTTATCTTCAATTTCATAGCGCCCCATGTTTTTTGTGTTGCTTTCTGCCATTTGCCCAAGGGTCGTAGGCTCACCTTTAATAAAAGCCATAGGCGCTTGATTTACAACAATCTTTAAGTTTTTACTTTCGCATTTTTCGCAGGGGGCTGGTTGGATATTAAAACCATGACTCTGTTCAAATTCGTGATTGCAGTCTTCGCATTTATAATCGTAGGTTGGCATTTTATTCGTATAAAGCGTTTAGTATTTTTGATATTATCTTATTTCTTATTATATCATCTTGGGTCAGTTCTGCAATACCAACACCATCAACTTGGTCTAGTCGATCTAAAAACTCTTCTAACCCCCCCTGATCCCTGTCCATCAGGTCTGTTTGGTCTATGTCACCGTTTATAACGGCTTTTGAATCCCAGCCTATTCTGGTAATAAACATTTTAAGCTGTTCAAAGGTGGCGTTTTGGGCCTCGTCTAATATCATAAAGCAATTATGAAAATTTCGCCCTCTCATATATTCTAACGGACATACTTCTATTTTACCGTCGTCTCTATAGGACTGTACTCGATTGCTATTCAGTCTATAGGTCATTTCCTCTATGACGGGTATAAGATATGGATGTATTTTTTCTTCAAAAGTTCCGGGCAAAAACCCAAGTCCTTTGCCAGATTCAATTACTGGCCTAGTTACTATGATTTTTTCTACTCTTTTATCAAGAAGATAATCGCAGGCAAGCCCAACGGCTACTGCCGTTTTTCCAGTACCTGCTGGCCCAGTACAAAAGGTAACATCATTTTCTGTCACAACCCTTATGTATTCTTCTTGGTTTTTAGTTTTTGGTTTTAGTGATTTTCTCCTAGCGGTGTGTCCAGACTGCGGTTTTTTTCTTCTGCTCATATATTATTTACCTGTAGAACCAAAACCACCAGAACCTCGTTCTGTTGAATCAAGCTCTTCTACTTCATGTAGTCTAAAAATTGGGGTTTCCTGAATTAGCAATTGCGCAATCCTATCTCCATTTTTGATCTTATAAAGCTCGCCAGTCGTGTTGTGTAAACAAACCTTAACCTCTCCACGGTAGCCAGAGTCAATAACCCCTGCGTGCCTGTGTATACCCTTTACGCCCATAGAAGACCTATCCCAGATTAAACCAACAAAACCTTTTGGAAGAGACATTGCAATTCCTGTTGAGACTAGTTTTGTTTCCTCTGGCCAAAGTTGAATATTTTCATCAGCGTATAAATCCCACCCAGCATCGCTAGGATGCCCTTTGGTTGGAACCTGCGATGAATCGGTTAGCTTCTTAACTTCAAAATATTTGTATCCAGTAATGCTTGCTTCTGCTGTATGTACTGTCATCCCAGCCCCCTTAGTTAAAGAACATCACATTTTCCACCAGCGCACGCCCACTCTTGTTCTGGTTGTACGTTATTTTCTTCTTCTATTACTTCAGTATAATCAACTGATGTATACTCCCTGCTTAAATCAACCCACTCTTTCCAGTTGTAAACATCTTTCATGCAATAGGTAAGTTTTTTCAAGTCTCCTTCAAAGTATTTGTTGGAAAACTTTATACACCTATCAGCCCATTCTCTTTTGCCGTTGCCCTTAATCTTTGCTCCAACACCAAGAAGAGAGTCGCAAGCGGCCCATAGATTATCTTCCCACAAATTAAGAGCCACCTCTATTAAGCCACTAACGAACAGCGAAGCGTCTCCATAGTGACGAACTTGTTCGGTGGGTAAATAAATGGCGGTAAATGGGGCTTGCGGATAGTCTTTATCTCCAGTAATCGGTAGCAGGGAGATGCCACAAAAGAATTTTCTGTTTTTGAAGATAAAATTTTCTACTTCATCCCACTCACTTGGTTTTACGTTGATTGTGTTAGACACGTTGTGAGTAAGCCACGGCTTAGTACACAGGGTTTTATTTGTCCCCGGAATAACCCAGCTTTGCTGCGTACTTTTAACGTGAGTCAAAAGATCAATAGCCCCAACTTGGTTCTTTGTTTTTGAACCAGCGGGAACTTCTACACAAAAAGCGACCACATCATCGCTGTCATTATTAGACCAAACAGACTCCTCACAAGCTCTTGGGTTTACTTCTTTGAAGTAGTTGTAGATCGGCTCAAGCTTATTAGCTTGCACCCGTCTAATATAACGCTTGGCATGATGAGGATGAATACCAGAACTAGTCCCAAGAACGCAACTGCTAGTCCCTTCAGGTTTGATACAAGTAGTCCTAGCAGCTTGATTGATTCCAATGATTTTAGCGATTCTTTTATTTTCATCTTTAACCACCTTGGCTCCATCTTTTTGTATCTTAGGGTCTAAACATATTTCATATTGTTCCATTATGCCAGTCATAGACACGCCAAGCAGGGCTTCTCTTTTAACTATATTCTCACTGACCTTTCCAAGATATGGAAAACTAGAAAAGCCAGCCTGTAATGTGCCAATAATCGAGGCTGCTTTGCAGGCATTTAGGAAGTCTTCTTCTGTTTTAATTTTTGCACAATTGATAGTGCTTAAATTACAAGCTTGCCAGCCACTTTCTCCTGTTTCTTCATCGACTGGCCACATTCCAATTTCTACACACGGATTGACAATAAGCTCCGTGGAGTCAGCCCAGACAAATCCGGGTTCACCAAACTCTTTAACCGATTGCATTAGTTTAGAAAACTGCTTCTTTGTTGTTTTTTCTCTCAGTAAAATAGCTGAGTTGTTGGATCTCCCACGTTGTGGGTTTTCTACAAACCAAGAACCGGTTTTGGCTTTCGCCATTTCTTCGTCGTTTGGGCTAAACAAACAAATAGTAGCACTACGCCTAACCCCTCCAGAAATAACAGCATCAGCGCTGTACATAACAATATCGTATGCTTCGATTGGTTCCAGTCTTCTTCCTTCACCGTGACAGAATTCTAGATTTTTAAGAGCTTTGTCTAAAATCTTTTTTATGTTGACTAGGGCGTTTTTAAGTGGTTCTGGGCCGGGGGCTTTTCCACCGCTGGAGTTTAGGAAAGACCCCGCAGGTCTGATTTCTGAGTAATCAAAGGTTACATTCTTGCCTTTATACTCAGGAAACAATTCATCCTGTTCAAAATAGCTAGAGACAAGAAGGCCAACGGCATCAGACCACCCCTCTATGCTGTCGGGAATGGTAAACTTCTTTGTTCCATCTTTTTGTTTAATTAGACGGGGAAGCTTTTTAATATGGTGTTTTTGGACAGAAAATCCAGTACCGCAGCCGCACAGTAATAGATACATACACTCTTGAAAGAATTTTAACCGATCAGCATAAGAAGTGATGCAGTTGTAAATTCGAGCGTTGTGTTTAAAAATTGGCTTGCCGCCAAACTGCAAGGCGCGCTGAGAGCCAAGCACCCGCTTTGTGCGCATCATTTCATATGCCCACTCTATATCTTCGTGAATTTCTGGGATGTCGAAATATTTATTCAACATCATTTCTTTTACACGGCTAGTCGCTTCATTCCAAGTTTCTCTTCTTTTCTTTTCTGGTATCCATCGGGCGTATTTTGCTACAAAGGTGTAGTCTTGAAGCTCCCTGACTGACATCGCTGTTCCTCTTGTCGTTCTAGTAAAAAAGTGAGCGACACTGTTTTACCAAGAAATTTGTTAGATTTGTTATTTTGAATAAGATTAAACTACGGTCTTGGTGCAACAATGGCATGTCGAAAAAGTGTCGCTCTAGCTCTTACTAAGCTTCTTTAAATTCCGACACTTTATTATACACTAGAACAAGAAAGGCTGCTTCTCGTTTTCTTTGTCCTCTATTAGTTCGTTCAAGTAAGACTTCTTCGGGGTGATACGCTCAATCTTCAAGCCATTATCAACCAAATGGTTGTAAACAATTTTGTCTTCTACAGAATGACTTTTAACATTACGCCCCTCTGGTATCTTCCATAGTCTAATATTATTTTGCCACAATAATTTCGCGCACCCGCCACATGGAACATGTGTTATGTACGCAGTTATGCTTCCGTTTGGTTTAATGGTCATGTTGCTGATGGCATTTTCTTCAGCATGAACCATGTATGGATATTTGCACGGTCTAGTGACAGGCAAAGAACCTTCAATAACACCAGAACAGAACCCATTGTATCCAACACTAATGATTCTGTTTTCGTAGACGAGTACGCAGCCCACCTTGGTTTCTGAGTCGTGGCTGCGGGTTGCTGCTAGAAATGCAAACTGAGAAAAATACTCATTCCACGTTGGCCGTTCCATAGTCTCGCTTCCTTGCTCGAATTCTGCGTTCGCGTTTTAAGCGTTTCTTATCTCTTTTGCTTTTTTTTCTTACTGTTTTGCCCATTTTTGTAGTCGGGATGAATCCAGACAATCTCGTTTCCACGGGCATAGGCTATCATTTTACGAGCCTTGTCAATTTCCGGCAACACCCATGCCCACCTGTCGCCAGAAATTTGTAGCTTTTCAGCCCGATTTTTTCGAGCCAGATCCTCATTGAATGTCATCCTAAAATCTCCAATCCATGAATTGCGTGTCTTATATCTTTTTCCAGTGCTATTTCTTTCTCAAATTTTCGCGTTTTCATATCGTAAACAACTATCCTCGCCGGAGATGATCCAATAACAAGCTTGTCGTCCATTCTGGCAAGACCTCTATTCCAGTTGTTTGCCGCCACATCATCCACTTGATATTTGACATCCTTGGATCGTGGTATGCTAACATTGTTGTACCACCCATAGCCAACAAAATCTTTATCAAAAAATCCAACAGCACTATAGCTAGTAAGGTTAGCTACAAACACATCCTCGTATTCATAAAAATTATGCACAAAACTATTTTGATTACCCCCCGGTCTATCATCAATCATCGAAATTGTTGGCACCGAACAAACCTGCGTCATGTCGTCAAAATTATACAACGGTGTTAATAGTCCAGAAACTCTTAAATTCCCATCGCTAACAAAAAGCGAGTTTATGTGATAGTTATCATTTTCGGTTTTAGTTTCTGGGGTGATCTCTTTTTTTCCAGTCAGAGCTTTGTGATTATCTATGTTTTCACCTAATATTTCCCAGAAGCCTTTTATATTAAAGTCAAGATCTAGCTTTACAACTGCGTCATGCGCTGTTGAGGTAGCCCACAAATGATCTTCATGGAAAGCTATTTCATGTATGCTTTTAAAGTAGTCGGGGTTCTGAAAAGTTCTTTTAATCTCATAGCTGTTCTTATCTAGTTCTATAAAACCGGCAGAATCCGAAACAATAATTCTATCATCAAGAACGACTATCCCCCTTAGCCCTCTTTCTCCACCCCTCTCGTTATCATTAACGAACTCTTTTTCATACGGTGCGTAGTGCAATATTTCTTCAGAGTCTATATCTATAACATATAGACCTCCGTGTATATCGCCCTGTTTAGCCGCCCGCACGACTGTACTGCAAATAATCTTCACGTTCAAATCTCGTTATAAATTCTTGATATGGTTTTGATATGTGTGTAAAGTCAAAAAAATCATAGCTGATGGTGCTTCCAGAAAGATACCTGTCGTTTAGTCCAAAATCAGAAACCCCAAAGTCAGACTCACCAGAAACCCGTTTTGCAGAATTGGTTATTGCAACACTATATTCTGGGCATGCCATGTTCGGCGGTATGAACCCAGAAAAAGCACCCATGTATAAATTATCCTGAAGGTTTTTTTCAAAGTTTTCAATTGCGTCTATGGGAGTTCTTTCTAGTATAAAATTTATCAGCTTTGTTGTATAGACATGGCCGTTGTGGGAAAATGGCATACTAAAATTGGTAAAGGGTTTTACTAAGGATGCATCCCATAACATAAAATGATCCAATATAAACTCCCCAGTCTCTGGTTTGTTAATAAAGTAATCATTTGCGCTGTATGCGTTTTGTATTATGGTATTGTTGCCAAGCCTGAGAGATAGGGCAGATATATCATTTGTTCTGAATAGCTTCATTATCTTTTTATATGAAGCAAGCCTATCGAACATGATATTTTCATCGTTGAAAACACACGTTAAGTCTCTATATGGGAGCAGATGCTCCATGATGTCGAGGCTTATGTTTTCGTGTTGTCTCGGAAACCATTTTATTGGAAAGTCGAGGCCGTATCTATCTTTATAGAAAAAGAACTCTCTTGTTTTTTCGTAACCCTCTTCAAAAACAGCATTGCTGAATTCGTATATAACTCTTATATCGAATAAGTTTCCACCATTTCTTTGCAGGCTTTCTATAAGCAAGTGAAGCTGGGGGGCTTTGTCTTTTGATAGAATTATTGCTGTTATCATCTGACTAAAATAGAATCTTGACTTACATAACTAGGCACTAAGTTTTCATTGTGCCACTTTATAGTTTTCTCAAGACCTTCGTCCATGTCTACTCTTGGAATCCAACCAAGCTCTTTTTTAATTAAGGAAATATCTAGAAATGTTCTTTCTTTTACGTCTAGATCTAATTCTTTCCAAACTATCTCTCCTTGGTATCCCATGATGTCGGCAACTTTTTCGTGTAGCTTACGAATCGATATGTCGTCGCCTTGGGATGCATTGTAGGTATTTGGGGTTTCCGCATATTCGATAGCGTGGTATATGGCTTTTACTGCGTCATCAATATAAATAAAATCTCTGGAGGATTTTTTAGTAACTTCGATTTCTATATCAATTTCGTGCTTTTGTGCGGCTGCTATGTTTGTTATCACGTTTTCAACCACGAAGTTTCTTCTTGGGTTGAACCTGCTTCTTGGCCCATAAACCTCTGGAAAAATTAAGTTGACTCCAACAAAGTCTTGAAACTGTGTGCTGAAAGCCATGTTTAATTCCATCATGACTTTTGCGGAGTTTCCATAATACCTTTTATTCCAGTAGGGCGCGCCCTCCCATAGGTCGCTTTCTTTATACGGAAGTATTTGATGTTCTGGATAACAAGAAGAATCCCAGATCGTTATGAATTTTTTGCAACCGCCCATTCTCGCTTCTTCAAGAATTTTTGTAGTCACAAAAATATTTTCGTACATCATCCCCGCTGGATATTCTAAGCAGTTTTCTTTACTGGGTAGCCTAGTGGCTAAGTGTACGACTACTTCTGGGTTAATGTCAAAAGCCCACGCGACCGTTGCGTCGTCGCCCAAGTCAACGCCGTTTCTAGTGCCAGCGAGCGCATGGACTTCGCTGAAGCCCTGTTCGGCTAGATATGAACCCAGTTCTTTTCCAATTCGACCCTGACCGCCAGTTATGAGTATGCTGGTTTTCTTATCCATTAAACTCATCTAAAAATTGAACCAAGTCTTCTGGGGACATATTGTTTGCGCGCTTTTTGATATTGTGATCTTCGTCCATAATTACCACTGTTGGATATTTTTCGATGTTAAATTCATCTACCAGATACCTATTCTGAGGTTTGTTGCAGGCTATATAGGCTGGCTTGCCACCGTGGTATTGTTTCATGGAGTTTAGAACATTTTGATCTACCCAAGAGGTTTGCCTCATGGTCTTGCAGTGGGGACACCACTCAGTAATAAAAACCACAACTTGATGATTTTGTTTGTTCATTTTAGCTTAAAAATTGAAGTGTTTGATTAACGTTCATAGTGCTGCCAGCTTTCACCGGAATACCCTCTTGGTCAACAATGTAGATCATTGGAACAGCACTAACTCTATAAGTCACAGCCATCTGTAAGTTTTTGGGGTCGTCTATATCTATAAAATTTACAGAATTAAAATCGTATAGCTTTTCCTTGACGGTTGGATCTTGCCAGACTTGAGCTTTCATCATTCTGCAAGGGCCGCACCACTTAGCGGAAAAAACTAGAAGATGTTTTTCTTTTTCCATTAATTATACCATCCAAAAGGGACAGCAGCCCACCTGCGGGTACTAAAATCTGGGTTAGATAACAAGGTGGACTGCTGTCAATTGGATTATAAAAATTCTATTCCGTAACTCGAAGGCTATCGCCAACGATCCATGCTCCAGCAAGCAAGGTAATCATTTGAACCGTTTCTGGGTTCAATGTACCTTCACCAAAAATGCCATCAGCACAAATGACAAGCACTCCAGCTATACCAACCCAAAATCGACGACTACCGATGAGTGTCTTAAGCTTCGCTACCATAACTTAACTCCTTTGAAAAATTAAAAGAAACTCTTTACCTTATCTACTATCCCACCAAGACC